AGCGTTTTGACTTCGACTTTGGATGGCGAAGGCGTTGAACAAGAACTTACCATTTTTGATGAATTGCAAAATGCACTTATTTGAAGACACAGAAAACACAGAACCGGAAGTGAAAGAAATAAATGCGGTTGTCATCGACCCACCCTGGAATCAAACAGGCGGGGGGAAGATAAGAAGAGGAGCAGATAGACACTATAAGCTCATGAAACAACCCGAAATAATCTCAACTTGTAAAAAAATGCTGAGTCAATATGAAGTTTCAGACAACGCACACTTTTATATTTGGGTGACGAACAATCAAGTTCCAGATGGGTTGAATCTTATGGAAGAATTGGGGGTTCGTTATGTGACAAATGTGTGCTGGGTGAAAAAAAGAATCGGACTTGGCTATTACTTCAGGGGACAACATGAATTGATGTTGTTTGGAGTAAAAGGGAACGGAGCTATCCCAAAATCAGAAAACAAAAAACTCTCAAGTGTGATTGTTGCCAAAGCAAGACAACATTCAAGAAAACCAGAGGAGTCTTACAGACTTGTCGAAAAAAGAACAACGGGAAGAATTCTATATTTATTCAGTCGCCAAAAACCAAAAGATAGATGGATCATGGTTGGTGATGAAATCAATAAATTTGATTAAGGAGATGACACAGTGAAAACCAAAACAACTCTTTATTTGCGTGGTATATCCACCGAAGTAAAAAATCATTTCAAGGCTCATTGTGCGAAGCGTGGAAAAACCATGACCGAGAAAATTGAAGAGCTTATGAGAGACACAATCAAAAAGGATTCGAAACTTGAAACTCGATGATCTACTTGAACGATTGAAAATCAAATTCGTTCGTGAAGGTCATCATCATTCGAGAGCCGGTTGGATACAAACCGATTGTCCGTTTTGTGGAAGAGACTCAAACAAGTTTCATCTTGGTTGGAATCTTGAAAGCAATTATGTTCATTGCTGGAAATGCGGCCATCACAAATTGAATCAGACTTTGGTTGAGTTGACCAATCTTTCATTCGTTGAAATTAACGAGCTAATAAAATCACTCACCAAATCAACAAGCGTTATTCAGCACGATCCAAGAGGTGAAGTTGAGATTCCAAATGGTGTTGGTGATCTGCAAAAACAGCATCGGAAATATTTGCAGAAACGCAGATACGACCCTGATGAAATTGCAGAAACTTGGGGCGTTGGTGGAATCGGACTTCATCAAAATTTATCTTGGCGGATTTTCATCCCGATAATGTACCAGCATGAAACCGTATCTTGGACAACTCGATCCATCAGTGATCAAGTTCGAGTTCGTTACATGTCAGCAAGTGCAAACCAAGAATCCATGAACCACAAAGAACTTTTGTATGGGGAAGACTTTTGCAATCATGCCGTGATCGTTCATGAAGGAGCGTTTGACGTTTGGAGAACTGGCAAAGGAGCGGTTGCAACTTGCGGAACTGGGTTCACAAGAAGCCAAGTTTTGAAACTGTCGAACTATCCTATTCGTGTTATATGTTTTGACAACGAGCCAGAAGCACAACAAAGAGCCGATGAACTTTGTTCATTGCTGGAACCGTTTCAGGGTGAAACGTACAACGTCCAGTTGAGTTCCAAAGATGCTTCTGAAGCTCCAGCAAATGAGATCAAAGAACTTCGGGGGTTTTTGAAATGAAAGGAATTTGGATACCAGCAGAGATTTGGGAATTGATGATCAGCGGTGAAATATCTGTTCGAGAAGTTCAGTTGTTATCTATCATCAAGAATTTGGAAGATTCTGAAAAGAATTGTTTTGCATCGAATGAATACTTTGCTAAAGTGTTGAATGTTCGCAAAAATTACATCTCAAGAATGATTGCGAATCTTAAATCCAAAGGGTTCATCGAACAAGTGAAGTTCGATGGGAGAAGACGGCAGATGAAAACCCTAATCGTGCCGGATGGTGATAGAACCTTAACCATCAATCAAAAACCAGAGTATCATGAAGAGGGTGAATCAGAATATCACAAGTTGTGCAATGCAGAGTTGCACGGCAGTGATACCCTCGTTCTCCCTCCGGGAGAACTAAATAAAAAAGTGTATACGGCGAATTCTGGATTTGGATTTTCTCAAGATGAAATTCCAAATCACATCGATTACGATTGCACTCCATTTGATTTGGAATGTTGCGAGAAATTACAACAAACACTTCCACCAAAAAAACGAAAGCAGTCAGTTCCAAAAACTTGGCCGAATCAATTTCGTTTGCTTCGTGAACAAGATCAAATTGAACCGTATGAAATCCAAAAAGTTCTGAAGTGGTATTCCAAAAATTGGAAAGACAAATGGACTCCCAAATGCTACACGGCAAAAGCATTTCGTGACAAATTCCAAAGAATCAAAGATGCGATTGAACGAAAAGAACCAAATCAAAAACTAGAAATTGAAATCTCACCAGAAGCCGAATCAATCACAAATCGACTTCTCACCAAAAATTGGAAAGCCAATCAGAACGATAATCTTTCAGGATGCGTCCAAATGAGCTTGGAGCGTTACGAGAGATTCAGACAACAACTGAATCAATCATTGATTCAGATCAACTCTCAGAGCGTTTCAGAGCGTTCAGAGAAGCTCAAGAACAATCGATTCAAAGCTCTCTTGAATCATGTGATTCAATCACTACCACAAACAAACTATTTCGTGGAGCAATGGTTCGAATCTGTTTGGAATCGTCTCAACAATTGGGATGGCTGGAACGGTCGATTGGAGTCTTTCATTTTCAAAGTTGACTCACAACAATTCCAAAATCAGTTGGCTCAAATATTTGAACAATACGGAAGATCAAGCACGGAACTCAAAGAGTTCATGATGAGGGTGAACACGAATGAAAGTGACCAAACGTAATGGAAGCAAAGAGCGAAAAATTCTAATCGGGATGATTGTTGATTCTCAAGTTCTTGGAAGGATTGCTTCCAAATGGGAATCGAATCTTTTCAAATCCTCTTGGGGAAATCTTGTCGGTCAGTGGTGCGTTGATTTTTACTTTGAATATGAATCCGCTCCAAAACAAGAGATTGAATCTCTGTTCGAATCTTGGGCTTCGAAAACTCACGATGAAGAATCTGTTGAACTGATCGACAAGTTTCTCTCCGGCTTGTCTGAAGAATATGAAGCACAAGCAGAAGCATCGAATTCAAATTACATCATCGATTTGGCTTCTGAGTATTTCAACAAAGTCAAACTTCGTTCTTTGAGTGAATCAATCAAAGGCGATTTGATTGAAGGTGATGTTCAATCTGCTTTGGATCGTGTGAACACTTACGGACAAATTGAGATGGGTGCCGGAGCGGGCATCGATGTTCTGTCCGATCAAGAAGCAATCAAAGAAGCATTTGAAGAACAACAAGAATCAATCGTTGAATACGCTGGTGATCTTGGGAAGTTCTTCAAGGGAGCATTACAACGGGATGCCTTCATTGCTTTCATGGGGCCAGAGAAGCGTGGAAAAACTTGGTGGCTGATTGATGTTGCATGGCGTGCAATGCGTCAACGGAGAAGAGTTGCATTCTTTGAAGTTGGAGATATGAGTCAGAATCAAATCATGCGGAGATTCATGACAAGAGCAATTCGAAAACCGTTGAAGCCTCAATCGTATGACTACCCAACTTTCATCGAAAGAGAAGAGGGAGTTCCGGTTGCTCTGGTTGATCATGATCATCGAAAGCAAGAGAAATCATTGGGTTGGCAATCCGCTTTCAAAGCATGTCAGAAAGTGATGAAGTCAAAAATCAAATCGGACGAATCAATGCTCCGGTTGTCATGTCATCCAAACTCATCGTTGACAGTTTCAGGAATGAAATCAATTCTTCAAGCATGGGAAAGAGACGGTTGGATTCCTGATGTAATCGTTGTGGATTACGCCGACATTCTTGCACCGCCGCACGGCATCAAAGACACACGAGATCAAATCAATGCGACTTGGAAACAACTTCGAGCGTTGAGCCAAAGCCAGCATTGTTTGCTGGTGACTGCAACTCAAGCCGATGCGAACTCATACAACACAAACACAATTGGAAGATCAAACTTTAGCGAAGACAAACGCAAACTTGCACACGTCACTGGATTGGTTGGACTCAACGCAACTCCCGAAGAAAAGGAAAACGGGGTGACTCGATTGAATTGGATTGTGCTTCGTGAATCCGCATTTTCTGAAAATCAATGTGTTCATGTTGCGGGTTGTCTTGCGGTTGGAAATCCAGCCATCAAAAGCACTTTCTAGGCTTCAAAATCTTTTTTGAAAAAATGCAGATTTAGGTGTTGCAATTGTTTTATCGTGTCGATATATTACTTGTATAAGACTTAAACATTCAAACCTTCAAACACGAAAGAGAAAATCAAATGTCATACGGCGAATGGAAATCACGGGGAAAAAATTGGGCTCATCTAGAAATCGATAGCCCGTGGAATTGGACTTTCGACAAATGGGAAAGTCAGAATGTTTTCGATGCCCGTGAAAAAGCAAATCGATCATTTCGTTCTTTGGAACTGAAATGGGAAAAGTTCGATCTCTGGAACATCGAAAATCTGAATTGGGAATCAAATCCAACAGTGGCAAAATTCATTGCTTATCAAGCCGGAGTGAAAGGTCGAATCATTGTTCGAATTGAAAACGGTTGCCACGAAGAATGGTTTGCGTTCGATAGAACTCACTATCATTCATCAACTGATGATTTTGCTCAAAGAAGATTGAAACTTCATCGAGATGCTTTCAAAGCTCTCAACATTGAACCAACTGAAGAGAACAATCCAGAACTGGATTTGAAGAATGAGTTGGAACGATTGTTCAAGGCTTACGAAAATTCACGGGTGAGTGATTTCAAACCAACCAATTGGCACTCTTGGGTTGAAGCAAAAAATGCCGCTCAATCTAGGACGGCGGCTGATTCAGTCGAAGTCAAAAATCATCCGATCTGGTAACACTTCAAAAACCTAAGCAAGTTTGAAAACTGCTTTTTCAAAAAAATATGAAATCTGAAAATCATCTCAACACGATAATCAATTAACAAAACACAAAAGCCAGTTGAGCTTATTTAACGATTCGTGTTTGACCACCTGAGCATGTGGAAAAACTGCTCTTCTTATCAAACACAAATAAAGCTGGGGGGCTTTCAATGTATCCACTATTTCCAAATCCGGATCAATCGTTGATCCTGACAATCATAATTTCCGGAGTGATTCTTTTTTCACTCGCACTTCGAACACATATCAAACAACAAAACCGATTGGAGAACCGATGAAAATCAATCATGAAAATATCGATGGGACAATGCTTTGCATCATTGCTTTCACGATTGGAATGATTTGTGCGTTCGCTGGATGTGCTTCATCATTCAAACTCGAAAGATCAACTCAATCATTAACCCCAAACTATGAGACTTTAACAAATGAAAATTACACGAGAGCAAGCCATTAAACTTTTGAGAGATTTGAATCAACCAGTTCCCGAAGGTTTATCAATCGAACGAATCACAAACAAACTTGATTTCATTCCGTACATCGTCAATGAAAAAACCGATGCCAAAGAATCACAAGAGATTTTGAATCAGTTCTTAATTGCGATTGCAAATGAAGAAGATGTGATCATTGAAGATCAGAATCAAACTTCAATCGTGGAACCAGTCACAAAGGAATTAAACTTCTTTGACCAATTGGTTCATAGTCATTTCAGAAACAAAGATGGAACCAGAAGGAAAGCCGGAGTCATTCAAGCCATCGTTGAATTCTTGTGTTCTGCTTCTGAAGAAGAGCCAATCAACAAGCAAGATTTGGTTCAGAAGATTCATGAGCGATTTCCAAACAAGAACGAAAGATCAATCATGGCTTCGATCAATTCGCAAGTTCCAACAAGGTTGAAATCTGTTCGTGGAATCAAAGTAAGTTCCAATCAAAATGGATATTGGATTTCAGAAAACGATCAATAGGTGAAACATGAAAGTCAAAAAACTAAATTTGCTGAATGAACTTGAGCTTGTAAGTTCTGGTTTGTCGAATCGAGAGATCATCGAACAATCTGATTCATTTGTTTTTGTTGAAGGAACATTGTTCACATTCAATGAAGAAGTCAGTTGCCGGATTGATTCTTGTTTGGAAGATTTAACTGCATCAGTAAAAGCCAAACCACTTCTGGAAGTTCTTCGAAAGATGAGCGAAGATGAAATTGAAATCAACTTCGATGATTCTGAATTTCGAGTTCGTGGAAAGCGAAGAGAAGCCGGAATTCGATTGGAGAAAGATATTGTTCTTCCGATTCGAACAGTTGAAGAGGCGGAAGATTGGAATCCTCTTCCAGATGATTTTGATCGAGCGGTTCAACTGGTTTCACAATGTACCAGCAAAGATGAATCACAGTTTCGTTTAACCTGCATCCACATCACACCAGATGAGCTTCAAGCCACTGACAACTATCAATTATCAGAATATAAAACAAGCGTGCCAATCAGCGGCTCAACGCTTGTGAGAAGAGACAGTTTGAAAGCCATTGTTGATCTTGGAATGGATCAGATTGCAAAAACAGAAAACTGGCTTCACTTCAAAAATCAGAATGGGCTTGTTGTGAGTTGTCGAAGATATGAAGTTGAGAAGTTTCCGGACTTCTCAAAGATCATTGAGTTCACTGGTGAGAAAACAAAACTCCCAACGGGAATATCTGATGCGGTTGAAAAGGCTCAAATCTTCTCATCTGAAAATCTGGATACTGATTTGATATT